GGAGAAATGAATGCAACAGCATCTTTTCTCAATTCTGCAACTTCAATTAGTTTGTTTGCAATTGCAGCAGCACCCTCTTTGCTGTAGTTTGCAGAACCCATGATGAGGAAGTCAATTTCAATTTCCTCAGGATTCTCAAACAATTCATAACCAGCATAGATGTTGCCAACTGAAGCAGCAAATTCACCAGTTAAACCAGATGCAGCGTAGTTAACGCCCTTAGACATTACAACCTTCCAAGCACCTCTACCACCAAAACTGATGTCTTGTGCATCTTGGTTCCATCCAATGTCACTGTCTTGTTCAAACTTATCTTTCTGGAAACTAGAAGTAGTAACACCAGTAGGTTCGTTACCACCGAAGATGTAATCTGAATCTTCTACAAGATACTTTCTATACCATGAAGGTGTTGCAACAGAAGAAGTTGCATCCTTTGCTTTAGAAAGATTAAAGTGCTTCTCTAATATTTGACCAGGAACTCCTGTGATTAAACCTTTGTCGTCAATGACAAGGATGTGCATTTCGTCATGTCTGGAGTTTCTCTCAGAACAATACTGAGAAGTACCAGGACGATCTGCTACAGCGTTCCACTTAAAGTTATTATTATCGATACCTACGTATTGGTTATCAAACCAATCGTTCTCGCCAGAGTAAGAAGTAGTACCATAAGCAACATCCGAATTAGTTAACGTAGTAACACCGATTGTTACACCGTCAACAGTATGGAAAGCAAGTGAACCAGAGTCTGCAAATCTGTAAATACCAGTTGGTGTGTAATCTACTTCGGTTTCAGTACCCGCTGTAGAAACATGAGAGTGGAACTTAACATCGATAGTACCGTTTTTAGCACTACTGATACCAGTAATAATACCTTTAAAGTATCCATCTAATAGTGTTGTAGCACCTGCACCAGCAAGAACAGTGTTAGCAGGAACTGCTTGTGTTACACCGTAACCTACTTGTAGTGAATGTGTTACTCTTACACTTTGTGTAGTACCAACACCAACAACAGATGCAAACTGTGTTGTATTAATACCAGTCATTTGTTGGTCTGCTTGACCGTCAATAACGCAGATTGTTACATTATTTGCCCATGTACCTGGTGTTTGTGCAACGAAAGAAACGCCACTGATACCGTTTTCTAGATATCCAGTGGATTCAAAATCCAGATCATTTTTAATTTTTATAGCAGTCCCCGTGAAGGCAATACCTGGTGTATCGTCAGCACATGCATTCTTCAGTGCAGTGCCGTCAGCTCTGACAACACGTAGTGCACCTCCATATGCAAGGTATGAAGAAGCCGAAATCCAATGCTCATAATGTCTATCTGCACTGTATGCAGATCCGAAGACGTTGAGCAAATCTTGCTCACTTTCGATCAATGTTGGTTGACTTACAGGACCCTTTGCAAATGGCGAACATAGCGCTCCGATACTATCAGAAGTTGCATCCACTCTACCAGTGGTCAAATCAACTTCTCTAACCAGAATACCTGGAGATGCTAAGTTTAAATAGCCCATTTGTTACTCCTTGGCGTACTCAGAAATAGTCTAAAAATATTTATTGTTTTGAACCTTTACACAGGGGAAACTTAGCGTGAACTTACTACCAGTCAGGATATTGCCACCTTTCAATACTTTCAAATTTTTTACTTTTCACCCTTTTGATAGTGCACTTTTTACATTCATATGAGTATGATGATGCTACTGGTCCTCTATCTTTTCTGGTACGATAAAACCCATCAACTAAATTCTTTGTCTCTCTACAAGTCCTACACTCTCTATCAGAAAGTAACAAATGACCCAATGACAGGTTCTCATCTAAATCAAATTCCATTAAGAAAGATAATCCCACATATATGATCTTTCACCATATTCATCCGAAGCTTTATTCCATCTGTCTCCTTCTGCATCTACAAATGTATCACTATCTAAACCATCATCTATAAAACCAAATGGTGCCATATCCTGTTCAATTTGATTTTTCTGTTCTTCATATAATCTTTTACGAACATCTTGATCAGTAAGTTCTTTAAAATAATCTTGAGCAACTAACCATGCATATATTACAAGACACATGGCAAGGTCATCATTACATCCTTCTTCTGCCTCAAATGAATTACTTTTAGATATGAATGTAGTAAGTTCTGAAATAATATCATAATCATTAATGATAACTTTATCACCTTCAATCATTGTCTTAAGGTTCAATGATCCAACCTTCTTTACTGTCTTGGACATCTTGACACCTAATTGTGACTTCTTACCAGAAAATCCTTGACCAACTATTTGACCTGCACGTCCTCTCATAGAACACATAAGAAGGTTAGAGTATTCAAGATCATAGTTTAGAATAGATGCAACTTGATCTCCAATATCATTTACCTCACATAATATAAATGCATTATTATAATTTCTTGCTACTTCCCAAATAATATTCGGGAACAACATAGGTTTGATTTCATTATTTCTATACTTTGCCACAAGACGATGTGGAAACTCGGTGATATCAACTACAATAAATGCAGAGTAGTCAAAACCAACCCCTCTTGCAACGTCAACCGTAATCATGTAGTCATGTTTTTCTTTAGGTTGTTCGTATACATCCAAACCAGCATTTTGTGTGGTTGGATTTTCATAAACCATCGCTTTCAGTTTCGATGGTGCAATTAAGGTATCAACAGATCCTAAGAACTCACATTCAAACTCAACTCTAAACTGTGATTCAGAAGTGTTCTTGATTGTCTGTTCTTTCCATACAGCATCTCTGCCTGGTACTTCTGACCAGTGAACTTCAGTAGGTACGTATTCATTTTCTCCTCTTTCAGCATCATGCCAATATCTGTAAAAATGATTCATCCCGTGAGGGGTAGATACCATAATTACTTTGGTATTCTTACCAGAAGAAATAGTAGGATAAACAGATGCAAAGAATTGTTCAGCAATATGATTCGGTATGAACGCAAATTCGTCTAAGAATATGATGTTATAAGATCCACCACGAACAGCAGATGCAGACGTAGATGCTGCGATAATCTTAGATCCATTCTCCAATTCCATGGAACCTTTATTATACACAAGGATTCCTTGCTGCATCCATTTGGGCAGTTTTTCGTATGCAAATTGTAATCTGTTTAGTAGATCTCTAGCAGTCGATGCTTTGTTTGCTAGAATAGCAATATTAACATTAGCATTAAAGAGAGCATAGTGTAAGAGATACGACACGCAAGTTGTAGACTTACCTGTCTGTCGTGGCATCTTACAGATGTTAAATCTATTCTCATGAAATCTCCTTACCAACTTTTCTTGGAAAGGATACATCTTAAAGGGAACTTCTCCCTCATCAAGAGAAACAATCTTTATATAATTTAAGGCAAAATATACAGGATCATCTTTACATTTTAGAAACTCAACAATTTGTTTTTCAGTAAATTGAATTTGAGTATTCGCTCTTTTTAGATTCGGATTACCAAGATATACGTTATCACTCATAGTTTAATGTGGATCATAATATCTTAGAAGTGCTCCTGTTGAAACAATGAGCACTACGACAGCAATAATAATAATATTCATTTTAATTATAATGAAATGCAGGTTTATTAGTTTTACCTAGTTTTCCACTTCTAACTTTTGTGCCAGAAGTTTGACCCATACCAGAAGGATTCTTACCTGGTTTTGTTTTACCTAAACTAAAGGAGGGACTAGGTTTTTTAGATTCAGTATCATGTAATCTTGCAGGTTTGTTTTTATCCTTTGTGATTACAGACTCTTGACCATGTTTTCTACCGAGACGACGCATGACCTTACCGAAACGACGTTTGGACATTCCTGGTTTAGGACTTGTTTGGTATGAAACCTCACGTCCTGTACCTTCTCCTGATGAATATTTATATTCACCAACTCCCTTTTTATATCCAATTCCTTTCTTTTTTAAATCTGTTTCAAGAGATTTACGTTTCGCTCTATTTGCTTTTTCATCAGTTCCACGATCGGCACTAATGTTACCAGTCTGCTGTGTTCTAGATTTTTGCATCATACGGGTAGTAGGGTTACCCTCTGCCATAAACTGTTTAAAACTTTTCATTTTAACAATTCCATGCTCTTAGTGACTTAGATAATCTATCATCACCTGTATTGTTAGATGGTTTCTGTCTCTTTCTCATTCCTTTCATTCTAGCGCAGAATGATGCCCTGCGGGGGTTTCCAACTTTCTTGCTAGGTGCTTTAAGGTCAGATCCAGGATTTTCGCGTTCGTAACTTCTTCTGCCTTTTTCGTTAAGTCCGCCTGACTTACTCTGTCCTGACTTTTTTGTCCATGCTGCTCCTTCTTCGTTTTATTTCCCCAATTCTTTGCACCAACTTTTCGGCATTTGACAAGTGCACCGCTTGCATAAGCACTTGGCCAAACTGAATAACGAGATTTTACTTTCGTATAACAGGCATCTTTCTTGCCCTCAAGAAATGTTTTAAATGAATTCATTTGTTCTGTTGCCACGTTCTTTGCCTTACCTTTTCTATTTGGGTTTGGGTCTTGACGGTTCTTACGACGAAAAGCAGCATCCTCTTCCTTTTTATTGAGGTTGCGCTTCATTTTAGATGATCCACATTTTGGTTTAGTTTTTTGTCCTGGTTGTCTAGCACAGGGCTTTCCTGAGTATTTACCGCCCAGTTGAACCCAACCAGGGGTACCATCAGAAGAGCGACTCTTGCTAAACCAGTCACGCAAAGAACTATCACCACTTTTGTTTTCATCTAATCTCATCGTAAACGATAGAACACTTACTTATTATTTAGTATTCCTTTTTTTAGTAACTTCTGCAACTCTGTAGTTGACCCAACAAAAACAGCATTATTAGTTACGTTACCACCTACTGGTTTTCCACTATCTTCCTCAAGTTGTTTTAGTTTCTTTTGTAAATCTAAAAGTTTATCTGTATTATCACCAACACTTTTTAAAATCTGACCAGCAACTTCATATGCTCTAGGACTGTCACTTTCTGCTGCTAGTTCCATGATTCCGTTGAGTGCTTCTTGTCCCTTTTCAATTAAGGAATACAAGTTACCTCTAGTGTATTCATAATCTTTAGTTACATCATCTGTTTCTTGTTTAGGAATTGGCACAGCATCTTTCTGAATCTCAGTAATACTAGATTCGATTGATGTATCTAGTGCTTCATTAATTTCGTCAAATTTGTTGTCTTTCATCATCCGTCAACATCCTTTCCTTCACTTGGACTATATTTAGTTGGAGTCAAATAAATTGATGTAGTTTCATTGAATCCAAAATCATCACCTGCTTCGACTAACGGATCATCGGCAGCAGTAATCGCTCCGTCGTCGTTGTAATCTTTTTTCGCTTTTGGTGTAGTTGTATATCTGACACTCTTTCTTGCGGTTCTTGTATTTGTA